TTGTTCAGTTAATTCTTTTGCTGCATCCCTTCTTAATTTTCTCCTGTCAGCCTCTTCTTGACTTATTTGTTTTGAACTAACTAATATTTGGTCATTAAGGTCACTTTGTGCTGCTCTTTGTTCTTTAATAGCAGCAGCAGCATTCTTATTAGCCGTTTCAGATTCTTTCATTAAGTCATTGAACTTCTTAGATGCTGCTGCATTAGCTTGATAGATAGAATACAATGCACCTAATGCTATAACAAGTAATCCAATACCAGTACCAGCAATTGCAACCTTTAACAAGTCAAGACTCTTCTTAGTTGCTAATGTAGCAACCGCAGCACCCTCTTCAGCCGTTGCTAAAGTTCCAACTGCACCAGCAGCGGCAGTTGTGGTTACCACCTTTTCTTTCATAAAGATATTCTGCAATGCTATCTTAGTTGCACCTTGACCAGTTACCAAGTTTGCTATTTCTTGCAACCCAGTTAGTAATGCTAATGCACCTTGAGTTCTTGCTATGGTCTTATTCAAGTCCTCACTATCAACACCAAATGCAGCAGCAGCACCTTGAGCAACCGCAAAACCAGCAGCAAGACCTTTGACCGCACCAACCGCTGCATCAAACTTAAATGTATCAGATGCTAATACCTTAACCCTTTCTTGTGTATCACCTATTTGGTCTTGTAATTTACCAGCCTCAATTGATAACTTTTGGAATGCTTGAGTGCCATCTTGACCAGCAGTCTCAAGTGCTGATAACTCTTCTTTTAATTCACGTAACCTACCCTTGAGTGACTGTGTTTTCTTTTCAGTTGTATCAGTTCCTTTCTGAGTATCTCCTAATGTCTTTTGGTAGTTGGCTAATGCCTCCTTTGCTTTTAGCGTTTCTGCTGCATTCTGTTTGATTTGACCACCTAATGTAATGGCAGCCTTACCAAACTTAATTGATTCACCAGTTAGCTTATTGAGTGCATCACGATTTTTATTGATATTGGCAATGTTACTATTAAGAGCCTTGCTAACTTCTTGTGAACTAAAGGCAGCAGCCATTGACTTACCCATTGCCTTGTATGCATCAGCACCTTCTTTAGCTGCTACTTCAGCACTATCTCCTATCTGCTTGTTGGCATTAATGATAGTATCTGTTACCGCCTTTAACGATGCTGCTTGTGCTTCATATTCAATAATAACTTTAGCCACGATTTTGAGTCTTTATGAATTGCTCAAATTTAGTAATAAATAAATCAACATCACTATTCATTAGTTGATTGTATGCAACCACGTCACCCTCAACAATTGTCATTACTTGATTTTTAATTCTCGTGGTCGCTTCACTCGCTCTGGTTCTTGGACTGAATCTAAGTGGGTCAATGCTTTGATTAAGTTGCGTTGTGCCTCCACGTTGTACTCCCATAATTTCTGAAAGTCGCTTGGAGACATAGACATTAAGGGTATTAGCGGCTCTATACCCAGCCGTGTAAAAAAATCGTGTGAACCCTCCTTGCACATCTTTTCAAACACTTCTAACTTTTCTTTGTGTATATCATTGTTGATGATGGTAGGGTCTTCATCATCTCTTAAAATCCATGTAGCAGCTATGTTAAGTAATAGGTCACGATGGATGATGGTATCTTGACGTTCACGAATGATATGAATGTAGGTAGCAACCAATGCAGCGTTCTTAGGATTGGATAGACCAGCACTCAATGCTTTCTCCATACCTTCTAATATCAATTCCATCTCTGACCCACTTATACCACTACTTAACCTTTCAAGTAATGCCATAGACATACTGAACCTTTCAAGTGGCATATTGGTCTCCTTAGGGAATTTAAGGTAGTTGTACCCATCCTGAGTAAAGACCTTGACTAAGTTATAACTTGATTGTTTCTTATTCCATCTATTGTATCGATGCCATAACTTGCGAGGCATTAATCTTCTGAATAACTTCATGTATTGTATTATTGCTAACCAACCTATCTAAGTTGGTTAAGGTTAGTATTGTAGTACCTTGATTCTCTATTACCATCATTATAGCATTGACATTGACTAATACCTTGCAGTCTCCTAAATCAATTGATGATAATTCTTGTAACTCTTCATCTTCAATGTTCTTGTTGTATTCAATCAATGTTGATTGTAAGATGATAAAGTTAGCCATAGGTCACCAGTATTCATGTGGGCATTGTGCATCTTCAACCCTTGTTTTTGCTGGTAGGAAACACCCACAAGCATTACAGAGATTCAATCTCTTATACCTATGTTGGCAGTTGTTACATATTGCAGTTCTTTCGCTGCTTAGTTTCTTATTCTTAGAACTGGCAGTAAGGTAGTAGTACCAACCTCTAATGATTGCAGATAGTTTACTCATTGTGTTAAGTTAACTATTGATGGTTCACTATCACTAACGGCAATACTAAAGTCAATGCAAGTATAGGTGCTTTCACCTATGGTTAGGTCTTGACGAACTCCATTAGGTGTATCAGTTGTAATCCATAAGGTATAACCTTGTAATGGGTCAATCAACACACCTTCAATAGTAATGTTACCGAACTCATCACTAATAGCTACAAAGGTTTGAATGCGACCAGTAGCCTTATACTGGATGCATACAAGGTAAGAGGTATCGGGTTCAGCAACCCCGAAGGTAAGACCAGTAGCACAAACATCTACATAGCTTCCTGAATCGTAACAAGGTGAACAAATGCTCATAGGTATCTTTTTAAAATAGCGTTTACAAAATAACGAAAACAATCTAAGAAATCTGCACGTTCAGATAAATTCTTTCTATTTGATTTGATGATACCACCATCACTATTACATTGTACTTGTTTAGCATCGTATACCAATCCTTTACACTTAACTGAGTTAACTCTTATGTCAAGTCGTGTTAGTGCATTGTTGCAGTCTATTCGACTATTGTAGTGGGTAGGATTGGCTGGTATGATTATTTGACTATCTGCAAGGTGTAACCTTCTTTTGATTTGGGTGTAGGCTGATGAGTTATCACGTTGTTGAATGCTCCTACCTGAACCCATAGCATCACCAGTTATCCTTAGTAGACCACGTGGTACATTCAACCCCTCAACATAATCACAGAATGCATCAATGCTACCTTTGTCTATATTTATCTCACCAATGACTGAACACCCTTTAGTTGTGTGTTGCTGAATGATTAATGCTGAGAGTGGGTTGATATTAAAATCGACAGATACAAATACTGGTAGGTTAGGATTTAATGTTAGTGAATCGTCTATGTGTCTATCATCATCCCAAGCATATAAGAATGGATTAGAGACATCATCCATTACATCCCAGTCACCTTCAACAAATCGTGCATATTGAATTGGTGGTAGTTCCTTTAATGACTCTAAGTATTCTTGACTGATGTATGGATTATCTGTTATCCTTGAATTGATGTAAGACCACTTATCAGGTAAGGTATTACTCCTCCACCTTTCATAGATAACTGACTTAACCCAGTTGTTAGCTGGGTTGCAAGTAGCAAGTAGTACAATTGGTGGTTGACCTATTGCCTTATTCCAACTACCTATCCTTTCTTGTACCTTGTAGAATGTTGCTTCTTGTAGTTCATTAACTTCATCAAGACCAGCACCATTAATCTCTAACCCTCTGAATCTATTCAAGTCCTTATCATCATCAAATGATTCAGCCATAAATATTAGTACACTACTATTAGTGAATGTGACTACATTGGTTTCCCTATTCCATGAACTAATATACTCACTCAACCCATCATTAATAATTGAACTGAATGAAGGAAAGGTAGTACGTTTTAAGTCGGGTAGAGTCTTACGAATGATTACCCACCTTGACTTAGGATAGAGTAAACAAAGTGATGAAAGTGTTAGAAGTAACCAGTAGGTCTTACCACCTCGAATTGCGCCACCAAATACTATTACTTTCTTAACTCCATTAACTGCTAAGTCGTATGCAGTTGTTTGACGTTTGGTTAACTTGAAACTCATTCATCTTTGTCTCCTTCAGTCCTTATGATAATCAATGGCTCATTAGTATACATTGTACTTTCTCCATTGTTTGCCCAAAGTTTCCTTTGTCTATTGGCTAACCAATGTTTGGCTGCTGGTGTATCAGGTGGTAGTTCTTTTTTCAGTTGTACTATCTGACCATCTTTAGTCAATGCCTCCTCAATGATGGTTAGACCTAATGCACGTTTGTACATTGCCTTTGCTACTTTGCCATCTGCATCTTCCTTTCCACGCATTAATGACTTAAGAAACTCAGGGTGTTTGTGTTTCCATGCATTGAATGTCACCTCTGATATTCCAATGATGTTAGACATCTGAACATCTGAAAGACCGAGTAGAGCCATTTCAAACACTTGCTCATTGAATAGTTCTTTATACTCAGTAGGTCTACCTCCCTTGTTAGGTTCGTCTTGGTTCATCTTTTACGTTTTGATTTCTCAGCCTCTGCATAAGCAATTGCTACTGCTTGTTTAGGTTCGTAACCTTCTTTGATTAACTTAGCAATGTTCTTATTGATTACCTCGTAGGTATCACCTTGAATGAGTGGCATAGTTACAATATTTAATTCTACGAATTTACAAAAGAATTTAGTTTGTCAAGTGATATGAATTTCTGTAGTTCAAAGCCTTGAGACTTAAAGTTCATTGTGGTGCAATGTTCTATAAGATAGTCTTTAGATACTAACCAGCTATTCTGTTCATCTACTATCTGTACTTTGTCGAATGCCTTACCATTCTCTATCAGGTAGTAGTTGATGCCATAAGAATTATTAACTCTCATTAGATGCTTAGACCTTGACCTAACTAATCTTAATGTTCTTGTAGCTTTATCTATTTGACCTATGGCTCTTTTCTTACCATCAGTAAGTAATAGTGATAGGTTAATGATTGCATCGTTATGTGTGGCAATTAATCTATTACCACTACCATCTTCTATTGTGTGGGTCTTTTTCATAACTGGTAGGTATCAATTCGTTTCTTAACCATATCAATGAACTTTTC